TAAAAATTCCACTGGAGGGGACGCCCTCCAAGTAAAACAAAAGGTAAACCATGGGCCTAAACAAAAAGTTAGCTTTAAGTGTTGCAGCGGCTGCTGCCATAGATGAATATAACAAACGCAACAAAGGAAACAAAAGTGTTAGAAGTAAAAATCGGAAGAAAAAAAACTCAGGAAAAAGATAGAGATGTTGAGGCTGCAGTAGCTAAGTTTATCAGTGTTAAAGCAAAGATTGAAGAGCTAAATGAAAAGCTAAACGAAACTAAAGTAGTTCTTATAGCTAAAGGTAGAAAAGTACTTGGTGAAGATGATGCAGCAACAATAACATTTGGTGTAGATGATGACAGAGTACAAGTAAAGTTTGACTACGAGATAAAAGTGTCTGATAGCGTAAAGCTAAAAAGTATTTTAGGCGTACGTTTTGATGACCTTGTAAGAACAAAAACAGAGTATACGCCTGTTAAAAAATTAAAAGAGATGGCAAGTAAAAATGAATCTATCTTGAAGTGCATAGACGTTAAAGAAAAATCTCCTTCTTGTACGGTTGTAAAATGAAAGTAGCAGTAGTAATAGGGCACTCAAAACAGAGCCAAGGTGCTACAAACGCTGTCTTCGGTGCAAGTGAGTTCGAGTTTAATGAACGTCTTGCACATGATATAACTTTTAATTTTAGTGAACACAACATGGCAGATGAGATAGTTGTAGTCTATCGAACTGACTATGCAGAGCTTCCACAAAAAATCAATAATCTTAATGTTGATCTGGTAGTAAGTCTGCATGCAAATGCATACAATACTATAACAAGTGGATGTGAGACACTCTACTATCATGCAAGCAATAAAGGCAAGGCAATTGCAAAAATCTTTCAAGAACGTCTATCTGGCTTAATGAAAACAAAAGATCGAGGCATAAAACCTAAGCATTCTGAAGATCGTGGTGGTTACATACTACGCTACACAAAAGCACCGTGCATTATCTGCGAGCCGTTTTTTATCGACAACGATGGCGACTTTTTATTGGCAGACTCACTCTTTGAGAAAGGTGATCTTACAACTACTTACTGTGTAGCTATAAATGAGGCTTTACGGTACTTGAGAACAAACTTTGGAGGTTAGTGGATGTGCAATGAAGCGTATGAAAGCTATGTAAACAAATGTGCATTTTTTGGGAAAAAACCAACACCCAAAGAGCAGCTTGAAAAAAATGAATGCACACAAGAGCAAGATGTTGTTTATGACAACACCGCAAGAGCTTATGTGCATGTCGACAAAAAAACTAAAAAGTAGTTTTATAGTACCCATCTTGGTGGGTACTGTTGAGACTATAATGGAGGAGAGAATGAGTTTACTACCAAACACAGGTGATCCAAAAATGGATAAAGCCTTTATAAATTTTAAAGAGCATGTAGATAAATGCAAAGACTTTGCAACATTCTTACAGCACTTCAATTACATCGTGAAAACGGATGATCCCGAGATACTAAACAGATGGCTCTTAAAGGTCTTGTTTGTTCTACTAAAGCAACAAGCAGTACACGACTTTGACAAGTTGTGCGCAGCAGTTCCTGAGCATAAAGCTAAAGAGCTAAGGGAATGGTTGGAAGCATATCTAATAAAATATACAAAGGACAATAATGTTTAGTTTTGAAAATATGGCTTTAAAAGCAGAAGAGCTTAATTTTGAAAAGACTCTTTTTCTTATTGAAGGCTTTTTGGTAAGCGAAGCTATAACTATGGTTTACGGTCCACCTAGTCAGGGAAAAACATGGTTTATGCTGGCTCTTAGTGCGAAGCTAGCACCAGTGATGAAGAGAGTTTTTTATATAGACTTCGACAACCCGAAACGACAGCTTAAAGAGCGTGGTGTCGATAGAATTATCGAGAGTTATACAAATGTAAAGTACTTCTCCAAAGGCGGATTAAAAGTAAACCAAAGCGAGTTCTTGAGTGAGATAGACAAGAACGCTTACGGCGAGAACTATAAGGGGTGTTTGTTCTTTGTGGATAGTACACGAGACTTCGTTGACAATATCCATAATGATACACAGGCAAAAGTCTTTATGCAGAAGATGAAGAACATAAGAGATGCAGGTGGAACTGTAGTTCTGATCCACCACGCAAGCAAGAGCGGGCGTGTGATTGACGGGAGTGGTGAGTTTGCCAAAAGTGCAGACAACGTTTATGAACTGCGCCAAAAAGCACGCATAGATAGTGTTTTACAATTCGTGCTTAAAGTAGAGAACGACCGTGATGCCATAAAAGATTGCGGTTTTAGCGTGGACACTAAAGCGCTAGAACTCGATGTGATGGATGAGACTATAGCGAAGATGAGCAGCTATGAAGAGGAGTTTGTTAGTAAGGCGGTGGAGGTTTTAAGGAAAAATCCTGATGGGTTGAACAAATCGAAACTGCTTGAAAGTTTAGGTTATGAAAGAACAGATCCTACTGCTAGAAATACTCTTGACAAGTTTGTGGATAAATTCTGGAAATCAACAAAAACTAAAAATCAATTTAACATTACTCTAATCTAGTTATACATCTTATACATCTACAACAACCAAGGGTAAAGCACCTAAACAAGGTTGTATAACATGTATAAGCTGTATAAGACAAATAAGAAACCCACCATGACAAAAAGACAAACCAATAACTTTTAAAGCATTATAGCTACAACCGTTACAACCGTTACAACTCCACACTGCTCGAGCCTAAATATAGGTGGTTGTAGCGGTTGTATAAAATAAGGAACCCACCATGACCAAAAAACAAACCCTTTACAAAAAAGCCCTCATAAAAGATATACAGATAAACAAGCACAGAGTGTTTGCAGATGATGATGAACGTCGTGAGTTTATGCAGAGTCGTTTCGGTGTAGACAGCACTACGAAGCTCTCCATTGATCAGCTTCAACAGTTGCGTGACTTTTGCCTTGGAAATGTGAGTGACATAAAGGTTGACTTACTTAGTGAAGCTCAGGGGTGGCGTATAAATGCACTCTGGAGAGAAAAAGCACGCGATAAGAGCACTATGGCTTTATTACTGTTTGCTAAACGAATTTGTAAGCGGCAGGTTTTAGACTTGGGAAGCTTAAAAAAGAGTGAGGCTACAAAGGTGATAGTGGCGATTGAGAGGCTCGTATGATCTGTCCTAAATGTATGGGTGAAACAAAAGTAGTCGGTACCACAAAAGGGATACAGAACGAAAGATTTAGAAAATGTAAAAACTGTGGATTTACATTTCAGACAGTTGAAGCAATTCGCTTTGACGATTACTGGAGGGAATATGCAAGAGAAACTTTTAACAGCGATCATAAAATCGAATTTGAACAAAAAAAAGACGATTAAAGAACTTATAGATGATTTTATAAGTTCTCAAGGTAAAATGGTTCATGAACATTTAGAAGAGTTTCTAAGTTCTCTTCTCGTTTATATTCATAAGAACCACTCATTAGACCAAGACACACTACTTCCACTTATAAACTCAAAACTCCAAGACCTAAACATACCAGTAAATACAAGTGAACTAGAAACTATATATGCAACATTAGCAGCTACACATATGCCAAGTGCAAAATTTGAGTTTGATAAGGTCGATGTAAAAGCTGTGGAGATGATGAGAAAAGGTTTCTATTGGGCTGGAGTTGAATACAACGAGAAAACTCAAGACAAACTCAAAAACATCATAGAGGGTGCTTTTCAAGGTGAGCATACAAGAGCAGAACTTGCAGCTAAACTCAAAGAAGAGTTTACAGGTGTGTTAAATGCGAGTACTTCTTACTTTGAAGGTGTCGCTGATCACATCATAAATCAGAGTCAAAATATCTCAAAAGTAAACCAAGCTCTGAAGTATGACGTGAAGCATTTTAAAGTTGAAGCGCGTATAGATGCTAAAACATCAGCTATCTGTAGAAGTATGCACGGTAAGATCATAGAAGCAACGCATCTGAGCAAACAAGTAGATAATGTTCTAGCTGCCAAAACGATCTCAGAGAAAAAAGAAGCAGCTGCTTGGCGAGGCGAACCGCTTTACGGAAAGCTCCCTTCTAACTTTGGACTGCCACCGTATCACTTTAGATGCAGAACCGAAGTGATACCCGTTTGGCTTAGTGAAGAAGAGATAGAGGGCAAAAAAGTCAAGTATGCCTCAAAGAAAAAAGATGACATAATAACGCATATAGACAAGACTGGTGTGCAACGTAGAGCTGATGCAGTTACTTTTGGACATTCTAAAAGTTCAAAATCAAGAGGCATAGATAAAAAAGGCATAATATCCGCACTAAACTCTATTACCGAGATAGCTACACACTCTTATGAGCATACAAGAACGATAGCTAAAAGTGCAAACGGATATATTTTAATGTTTGAAGCAGACTATCTTTATACTGCTTTTAAACCTGATAACTTTAAGGGAAAATCAACACTAGACAAATACTTTAAACAGTATGCTAAATTAGATAAAAAAGAGGTAATCAAATGGAACAATACGCAATCAACATATCAAATACATGGTCAATCGAGAATTTTAAAAATGTTGACAAAGATATTGAACTCGATAAAGTAGACTTTGAACTGCCTTTTGGACAAAGTGAATTTTACGAAGGTCAAATCAACTGGCTTTTAGATCCGCTTCCTCTTTATGATGAACATATAAAAATTTGTAAAGAAATAGAGATGTTTAATAAAAGAGCAAATTTCAAAGTTTTGCTTTTAAAAAGTGAGTGGAAAGAAGTAGATAACTTTGAGGGTACTTTTATAGATGCCTTAGAATACATCCAAAAAGAGTTTAACGATGGCACAGAATGAATTTGAAGCTATAAAAAAATTACTTTACAGAGTTGGTTCAGAGATAGCAAATGAAGCTAAAGAGATAGCTCCCTATGATGAAGGAGACCTCAAAAGAGACATACAGATCTTTGATAATACTATCGACAAAGGCGAGATAAGTGTCGGAAACTCTAAGCTTACACCATATGCCAGACATGTACACGAAGGTACAGGTATCTACGGTAAGAAGCGAAGAAAGATCACTCCAAAAAAGAAAAAAGCTCTTAAAACTCCTTTTGGAGTTTTCAAAAGTATAAAAGGGCAAAAAGCCCAACCTTATTTAACTGATGGGGTAGACAACTACATTAAGAACGGTGGGTTTGATAGAGCATTGGACGCATGTGGTGATGAAATATGTGAGGAGGTGTTTGATGGATTAAAAGATTCTCTAACTAACATTAAGATAAAATAAACCAACAAAAGGAAAACACGGTGAACGAAAATATAGTAAAGAAAACAGCTAAAGAGCTTGGCATAACACAAAAAGAATTAGCTGAGAGAATGGGTGTTACAGAAGATACAGTTAGCAACTGGTCACGAGGTAAAATAGACACTCCAAAATGGGCATTAGAGATGTTCAAACTCTTAAAAAAAGAAAAACAGTTTGAAACAATAAAACGAATTATTTCAGACGAACTACAATAAAAAATACAAAATATTTCTATTTTTAACTTGACAAAATAGAAACTCTTTCGATAAACTTCCTCTATAAATCTTAGTAATTACGATTTTTTAGGAGAATATCATGCAAAACACAACCACACAAAACACACCACTAAGTCGCTTTGATTTTAATGACAAAATGCGATACATCTCTCTCAAGCTTCGTTTTATGAGTGATGCAATTATGTACTGGGATGTAAAGTCGATAGGAATAGAAGAGGATACACAATACGGATATGGTCTTATCATGGAGGAACTTATAGAAGAACTTGATGAATGCGTAGAGCGATTGGAAAGTGATAAAGGAGCAAGCAATGAAATTAATACCACTAAACTTTAATGAAAATAAAGTAAGAAGTGTAATAGGCGATAACGGAGAACCTTTATTTAATGCAAAAGATGTATGTGATTGTTTAGGTCTTGGCAATCCTACAAGAGCATTAAGTAGTTTAGATAGCGAAGACCTGACCTTACTTAAAGTAAGGTCAGGTACACAAAAAAGAGAGATGAACTTTGTAAATGAGAGTGCATTATATGAACTTGTTTTTAAATCTCGTAAAGCAGAAGCTAGAACATTTACAAGATGGGTTACAAGAGAAGTACTTCCAGCTATCAGAAAAACTGGAAGCTACTCGGTAGATGGCTTTGATATGATGAAGTTTTACAAAGAGTACGGGAAACTAAATCCAAACTATGAATTTATCATAGAGTTCAAAGATGTAAGGGCTGTAGCCTATAGGGACATTACACACTCTTTTTTAATCAGCAGTGCAGAACTTGCAAAGCTTATAGGAAAAAGTCCACAGACCATAAGAGTCTTAAAAGCATATCATAAAGACATTATACAAAGCGGTGATGCTTTTGTGAAGCTCGGAGAAAACACCTACTGGACCAAAAAAGGTGTTGAGATTATGTCACTACATTCTAATAACAAAGAGTTTGCAGAACATGTGCATGGCGGAGAGTTTAACACTAAGCTACTCTCAGCCTAGTGTTACATAATCTCAGCTCCCCCACTACTCTCTTCCGTTCCCCTCTCTAAAAAGTCAAGCTTTTTAGCAGCTAATGCTAAAGACCAAAACCTATCTGCGTGACCATGTTCATTTCTATCTGCATCATATAACATTCTCTTAGCTCCAGCTTTTCTTTTGATAGCATG